CCAACTTATTTGGATTTTCCCATCGCGGTTACTTACTGGACAAGCCAGACGCCTCGTGACACTCTGCGGCGTCCCATTTCTTCTCTTGGGTGAGTGGTCTGCAATTTATCCCCTTGCTATTGGGTGGTGTCTTCAGCCGCACCTAGCTACTTGCACTCCAGCGCCTCCGCCACGCGAGCGGCCAAGCTCGCGTGGTTTAGCTCTGATTATGCGCACTCTCAGATACTGTCTCGTCTCGCCAAGTTGCCTTAGGTCACAGGGCTCATCACACTGTGAAATGGCTGTTTACCGGTGCTCTTCCAGGCCCACCACGAAAAGACCCCTTCACGGCTACAAAGTTCCAAACCCCAATGGATTAGTTTCCTATCCTCACCAAATTCTGAATGTTTATTGGACTCCATCGGTTAGGAACCGTCTCGCCGTTATCTCATCTTCTCGCGGCTCTGGACCGCAAGGCGGTATTATGACAGTCTGCACGCAGCACAAGCGCATGTCTATATTTTAAAACCCACATGCGGGGTTTCTTCAATTCTGCTCGCCTCGTCGCCGATCAGCAGTACTTGATCAGCCCAGACGTGGCATTGGGTAGGTGAGCGCCCCGGGGAAAGGCGCAAAGCGCGAGCGCAATGTCGTGCTGGAAGTCCGTCGTGAACTGTTGGACCAAGAGTTCGCCATCGGAGATGACGGCTTGTGCCACGGCGCCCTCTTTGACGCGCGCGACAAGCAACCGGTCAGCCAGTCGGAGAAGAATCGTTGTCTTGCGCTTCGATGCAGCACAACGGCGCACAGCCTGGTTGAAGCTGCGAGGCCGGCACATTGCCGACCAGCCGATGTAAAACTCGTGCTGCAGGAGCGCTGTCTCGCGAGCAGACAGAAACGAAGACACGATCCCAGGATGTTGTGCAATCAATTGAGTCAGTTGGGCGAAGCCGGTGTTGCCGGGCGGTGCGTCGAGGTCAAGGACGGTGCCGCCGTATGTCACGTTCGGCGTGCCGGCCCCGATGACGTGTGTTCCGCCAACGGGTTCGATGGCCCACGTAGAGCTGGCCTCTTGGTTCGCCCCAGTGCCGCCTGCAGCGGCACCGATGGTGTTCGAGAGTTCGACGAGATTCGCGAAAATCGAAGTCGGCGTGACGACTGCATCAGTCGTCGTCGAGCTGCCGGACTCCTGCTGAAACACATAGTTGATCAGCTTCTCGGAGATGTCGCGCTCCCAGACGGTGTCGGTCGTGCCACCGTCGGTGTCTTCCTCCAACTTCACCTCGCCACCAGCGGCGGAGGTGGTCACTCCTGAATAGAGTGGGTTGTAGTTCTGAGCATTGGTTGACTCAATCTTGGTCTGATTGGCAATTTCGACGCCTGCACTGCTGCCAACGGGATTGACCGCCGTTGGGTAGCGAAACTCGATGTCGTAGGACACCATGATCGTGCCGGCTGCGATGCCCACAGCAATTTCTGCGTAGGTAAGGAGCCGGCCAATCGCGACGTCTTGGCCATTCGAGGCAGCAGTGGTGTCGTCCGCGTTCGAAAACTGCGTGAGGCGCCAACGCGAATCGCCGACATCCAACGACATTTCGTCGTAGATGTGGCATTGATCCGAGATTGCGTTGGCCATGAGTGTGCCGGTGCTCGACGGCAGCGGATCGTTCGGGTCACGATCGATGGCCATAAAGAGCTGGCCATCGCGAGTCACATTCATGTTCGACTTAAAAGTGAACTTGAAGTGACCGCGCCACTGTTCGAAGCAGCTCGCAATGAGCGCGAGCCAGGGGCACAACGTGGTGTTCGCCGGATGAATGTCTTCACCGGAAAACTGGGCCTCTTGGATGACTGGACCGACTTCGTTGTTGCGCAGCCGCAGTCCATCGCGCTTAACGATGAGCTGACTGCGGCGTGTAGGTTGTTTCTTTGGTTGACCCACCCGCTGGCGGCGGGGAGTCGAGCTGGAATTGGCTTTTGATTTGGGCATTCCCTGAGGCGACTATAACGCGCCGTAGGCATCTCTGCCATACGGGGACGCCGTCCAGTGCACAGCGTCAAACCAGTCCGGTTCGTAGTCGTCGCCTTCCAAAGGAAAGGCCCAATCTCTGAGAAAAGCTTCGGCGTCTAATTGTTCTTGAATCGTGACGCCAAAGGCCTCCGCAAAGCTTTCACGAGAGCCCAGACCGATGGGCTTCGGAGCCACGCGCTTCAACACCTTAAGGTTGTGCGCGTGTAGCTCACGCTGTACACGATAGTACAGCGGATCTGTGTCTTGCCATTGAATCAAAGTAGACGTGCCAGAATTGCGCATAAGAGCAAGCGCATATTCCTGGAGCACGGGCACGCCCAGATTGAGCAACAGCTCAGCGGTTCCTATGGTATTGACGTAAGCAGCGCGGGCACCAACATCTTTGGCACCGGCAACATATTTCACGCCAATTAGTGCAGTCGAAAGGACCTTCCTCGGGTCCCTCACGAACTTGAGCCCGTCCGACGTTCTGACGGGATGCGACTGACACCACTCAACGTTCTCCAGCGTGTACGAGGTATGCTCCAACTTTAGCTTCATGCCAAAAGTCAGAAAGAGTGGCGGTAAGTGCTCCACACACCACTCCAACAACTCACTCTCAACAACGAGGAGACAATCATCTCCGTCGTCGAGCAAGTCATACTTCTTCCCATACATCGCCGTCGAAACCATTAAGACCATAAGTAGACAGTTGCCGAGGGCTGTGTTCATGTCCCCCGACATTCTACGGCCACGCGCGACATACTTCACGCCAGTCATTGACCTGCCGTGATTAACGAGCTGCATGTTCAGCAGCTCGAAGAGTTCACAATCGTGACCTGACATGTGGTGATAAAACCCGTGCTCTATGCACAAGAGTTCCAACGACACATGCTTATCGAACCGGCTGGCATCTAAAGAGATCACCACCGGCCTGTCAAACCCGTTCATCTTGCGTTCGAGCAGCTGAGCGCGTTCATGCGACCCAAGACCTTTTCCGATCAGTCTCGAGTTTGGAAGATATCGACCATCTCCCTTCAGCTCATACAAAATGTGTTCCATTGGCTTAAGGAACCGGGCAACCGCGACACAGTACTTCGGATCGCGGAATTGGATGTTACGAGGATCGGGATCGACCTTCGCAGTGGCATTGATTTTCTCAGCCTTCACGAACATGGTCACGCCAGCATCTTTCTTGCTGACGCAACCAGCTTGGAGGACATCCGCCTCCGCCCGCTCGTATCGTGCCCTCTTAGCACCGGCATACGTTGCGGGCATCTCGCCCCACTCCCAAGGAGCTACCTCGGGTAAATGGCTTTGGATGCGAGACGCTTGTTCGCGTAAGAGCCGCAACCCATCGGCGGTCGGGTCAACGGCGATGCCAATGTTACGATTGCGAATTGCACGCAGTTCGTTACACTGACAACCTTCATGCATGATTGTCAACCTCTGATCGAGGGAGCAGACGCGTGCCATGCTAACATACTCGCGTCTGTGGTAGTCCCTGTCGACACTCGGCACTTCGACCACACGGCAGCCAGCTCCTAACGGCTCCAAGAGCTCGTCAGGCCGGCCGACGCATAGTGCCTTGTGTCGGACAGGGCACCCTCAGTGCTGCGGCGCCGCGTCCGCGGCGCCCCCAC